GGCTTGGGTTTTTTTTTCTCCTCAGCCTCGGCCTCCTGGCCTATCTTCGCGATCTCCTGCTGGATATAAAGGCAGATGTGTTCATTTTCCTTACAATTGGCAAGCGCCCTTTTGTTTTCAGAGTTGCATTCAATGGGTTTACCGTTTTCATCACAGACCCCTTCCCATGCCACAACTTGAGAATCCACATTGTCAGCCTGGACACCCATCCAGTTTACCCGCTCTTCAAAATTATCTTTCTGCCCTGTGCTTGTCTTGGTTTTGTGGACGAACGTATTGGTTTTTAAAATGTCCTGGCGCTCATCGGTCGTGTTTGGAATAACCGTGAACTTTGCACCACAATAATCAAGAATGTGTTTCTGTTTTTTGGTAACTATTTTAAGCATTGGTTTTTACCCCTTTGTTCCCCGTTAAAAGTTTTGGCCAGGAAAGATCCGGGGTGATCGGTTCGGCGGTTCCACCTATCCTGGCCATGGTTTGGTTTATGTAAATTTGATGTTACAGGAATCTTCTCCGACAGATCCGAGTGCTGTCCCGGCAATAGAGAGGGAAACGGTCGGCATCGAAGTTGTGATACTTGGCACTTCAAGCTCCGAGAACGGCAGGTTGATTGTGCAGATATTACCGGCTCCACCTGAGTTAACAGCGATCACGTTGACCTTCACGTTCTTTGTGGCATCATAAAAATAGCTCAGGTCCTGCTCCCTAAACAGAACGTCCAGGGAGAGTTTGACGGTTCGTCTATCCTCGACATACTCAGCAACAAAGCCTGATGTAGTGATCTCGTCGGTCTGCCACGCTACAGGGGAGTTGATGTCAACTGTAAGGCTCTTGAGGTTTTTCGCTACCCCGTCGAAGGAAATGGCAAGGTTTTTGTTTTCAAGCACGGCTCCAACTGCGGTGAAAGTCGGGAGAAAGCCTTTGATGACAGTATTGATTAAACAGGTCACGTTATCAATCATCGTCAATGTGTTGGTGGTATAATTGATGGATGCGATCTTATACCCGGCATTGGTGTTGGTGTCTGTTCCAAACTGGACATAAGCTCCCGGAGTGAACAGCTTGGCGTTGTCAACAATAACTGCCTTGGCCGCTGAAACGGCAGTTGTAACCGTTCCCGTTCCGGCCCATCCCATCTCCATGAATCCACCAGAGAGATCGAACCTAGACCCGCCCTTGTTTGTGAAGTTCAGTTTCCCGGCTTCGGCACAAGCACCCGAGGCAAAAAAGACAGTGTGGGAACGTCTTATCCACAATGTAAAGCTTGGCTTGATAAGTGCCTGGGCATAGGTTACAGATGTTGACCCGACAATGGTTTCAAGCCCCATCAGGGACTGTATGAGAACCTTCCCCATAGGTGCTGTTCCGGCGGTCCCGGATGGTCTGAGATACATGGGAACTGACCATGTTCCAGCTCCCATCTGATCCTGGAATCGTTCCAGGATATCAAGGGAGTTTGCAATTTCTTCCGAATCCGAGAAAGACGCCTGCTGGTTAATGTCGGCAGTTCCGGCGGTGATAATCCGCTGGGCTGCTGTTGTCGGAAAGACTGCGGTTCCTTTTGTCACTTCAAGGACTGCAAAACAATCCTGCTGAATCGCTCTTGCTACTGAGTTTGTGGCCATATTACATCTCCGTGATTATTGAAAAGGGTATTGTTGTTTGGTGGTGACAGGCTTGCAATGCCTCGTCGATCCCGATAAATTGAGTATATGGCATGACAAAATCATTCTCACAGGTGACCCCTGAAATGGTCTTGTGCCAAAAGAGTTTCTCTATTTTCCCTCCGTATGCGGCCCCCTCCTGAGTGCCCACGCCTTTTTTAGTAAAGATATTGATCATAAAAACCCCAGAGCGTGCCCCGGCTCCCTGGATCTCAAGGGAAACCATCTGACCGGGCTTAAAATAGCTCTCGATAAAAGGGATGGTTACGGTCCCCAGGGTGTTTACCTTTCGAATAGGTGTATAAGTCCAATTGGCGGCAAGGTACGTGTCTATGGCCTGCTCAATTTCGTATGGGTTCATGGTTATTCGACTCCATCAAGATCTTGCAGCGCATTATTGAAAAAGGTCGTGAAATCAGCCAGAGAGATTGACACCATCCCGCTCGGGGCCTGCTGTGACGTTCCGTTTTCGAGTTGCTCTATGTATTCCATATTGTTGTAGATAACTACCTGATCATCATGGATTCCGAACTTGAATTCGGAAACGTTGTCTTGAATGATCGAGCTGATCTCATTGAAGGAATACCCATCCTCATCATCTGCTTTGTCTTCGCCATGGTCTATCCCAAGGCTCCAAGACGCTTTAGCCCGTCCAGTGTCAATCGGGGTTCGCTCCACGATCATTTTGTAAAGATCAATACAGGCTTTCCTGATCACGGTTTCAACTGACGCTTCGGCATAATCTGCAAGCGCAAGCAAAGCGGAAGCAAAGTCGTTGGCATTGTCGGATATGGCGTCAAAGTTGGTCGTCATTTGTCCCCTACTTCATAATCAGGCGTCGGGGTTCTATCAAACCGCACAAACTTAATAGTGTCGTGGCCTTCGAGTAAGGCCCTGGCGACCCTGTGCCGTCCGTCCATGACTTGCCCATCGTCGTTGAGGATAATGGGATAAGACATGTCAGCTTCAAGGACGTTCTTCATGTGGCCCACAAGCTCCCGCACGGTTTCTATATCTTGCCCCAAAGCTCCAATATTCAAGGCTGATAATGACATTTCCTGAACTGGAAGATCCTTGGCCGCTTCCCAAAGCCTTGCGACAACCCACCTTCTATTGTTGTCTTGATATTTTCCGCAGCCTGGATTGCTCCATATTTTCCCAATTTCTACTTTCATTATTTCCTCACCTGCGCCTCATACAAAAGCGGCACGTTGCCGGGATCAATCGGAGAGATAGAAACCACGTTTTGTTCAACGCTTCCGATCAGGATCTTATTGTCAGAGGTCAGGGACAGGGCCAACGGCGTTCCGGCGGCATCGGTTCCATAGGCTGCAAAGATCAATCTTGTGTCTCCGGTCTGGATTGTGGTTCCGTTGATATCCCGGATGGAGTAGGCTTTTTTGATTGCGTACGTTGTGAAGTCGGTGTCAGGTGTGCTTCCGGTATAAGCCATGGTCGTTGGATCAAAGACCCCTTCCGAGCCTTCAACTCTGACCTGGATCTCAAAGCCATCTTCTTTGAGGTTTTCATAAGCGCTCAATGCTTCCGTTGCCCAGTCGGTCATTATCCACGCTCCAATCTGATGTTGGAGACAGACCGGACATACGGCCCAAGGATCATTTCAACGCCACGAAACCGTTTCCATGCAGGAGCATCTGACCGGTATGACTTGGAGATAGCCCCGCTTCCCAGACCTGAACTTGAAACGTAATTGTCACGGGTTAACGCTGGAGACAGGACACCGGGAGACTTCAACTCCTCAAGACCCAATAGGATTTGGGCGGCCTTGACATCGGCAGGCGTCCCGACATAATCGTAAAAAGCAGATTCGACCCATGACAGGTTTTTTAAGTAATCCCAGGCACGTTGGAGCGCTTGGGCCTTCTCGTCATTGGCCCCGGTCCATGCGGCATTGCCACGGGCGGCCATGTAGGTATCAGCCTCGGCATAGGTGGCTTGTGCCCAATACTCGTCAATGTCGATCCTGATCTCGTCGGTTAACCTGTAAAAATCCATGATTATACCGCTCCAACTACGGTTATGATGTTCCCGGCAAGCGCCTGGACATAGCACAAAACATCTCCGACGCGTCCGGCAAGAGATAGGTTTGCACCGGTTCCGAAACTCCAGATAGTCCCGGCTGATGTTGCAGAAACTTTAAGTTCCTGCGGATTGTCGATGTGGGAATAATCCTCCAGGGTGTTATTGTTCCGGCAAGTGATCATAATCTGGGAGCTTTCAAATTCCAAAACGACCGGCTGCCACGCTCCGGTTGACGTGATTTGCTGCATCTGCAACCCGATCCCCAGGGCGCATGGATGGCCCGAGGGATTCTGTGGCTGCTGTTTAAACGCTGGCATTTTTCACCGCCTTCTTTGCCTTTGGCTCTTTGTCACTCCATCCCGCTTCAAGAAATTCCTTCTCGGCCTGGGAATTTTCCTCAACGATTGCAAACTCTCCGTCATCTCTGTAAAGTTTCTTGATTTCCATAATTCACCTTTAATGGGGAGCGAGCTGAACCGCTCCCCGTTTGAGATTAACCGAGCAAGATACAGGCGTGGGCAGGCTTAACCATCTTGGTTCCCCATGCGAGACCTACCTCGTATTTGATCCGGCGATACTGGGCGTACATGGCGATTTGAAAGGAAAGGCCCGACCTGGGATCTGTGAGCGTCATAACGTCCAGGGCAGC